CGCTCTCGTCTTATGCAGAGGGACTGATAGACCTTAAGCTGTATAGTTCCCTCTGGCGCGCCGCAAACTACTCCAAGAAGCCACTGATGGGTATCATCGTGGAAGAGGTAAACTGGATCTGGATTGCCAAGCCATCACAGAAGCCCTTCCGTGTTCGCTGGTTCAATGAGCCCGACCCAAGGCTAATCCCCAATGGGCGCGGAGGGAGAAGCAGAGAGAACTTCTTCACGCGCAAGGATCTGAAGATAGTGAGAGCCCCCAAGAAGAAAAAGACCTCTTGACATTCACTTGACAATTTAGTTGTTGACAACTCCCATAATCCTGTGGTATAATGATGGCATATCAAGTAAAGGAGATATAATCAATGGCTACTAACCTTCCCCACGTAATGACTTTCGCAGACGCATGCGAAACCTTCACAACCGAGATCCTTCCAATGATCCAAGAGCAGCATGAGCAGGACGGCGAACCCGATTGGCCGGCCCGATGCGAAACATGGAACAACTGGACCGACGCGCTTTGCAAAAACAGCCAGATCAGCGACTGGCAATATGAGAACTGGCCACACCCACCCTGCAACGGTTGACAATCACTTGACAACTTTGCTATAGACAACCCTACTTAATCTGTGGTATAATACTCTCGTATTCACAAAGAACCACACACCCAATCCAAGGATAATACCAACATGTCAGTCGATTTCGCAACCTTTCTATCTGTCGCTCCTCACATTCTCAATTCGCGCTTGCCTGTTCTGGTTCGCGGCCGTCACGGAGTCGGCAAATCCGAGGTCGTCTATCAGATTGCGGCGACACGTGATCTTCCTGTCGTTGAACGTCGGGCTTCTCAAATGACCGAGGGCGATCTTCTTGGGCTTCCTGACACAGCCGACACCGCTATCAACGGCCGCAAATGTACCACGTGGAACGCTCCTGACTGGCTTGTAACCGCTTGTGAGCAACCTGTGTGCCTCTTCCTCGATGAAGTAGACCGCGCGACGGTGGAAGTCCGACAAGGGCTCTTCGAGTTGACCGACAGCCGCAAGCTGAACGGTTGGCACTTACATCCGGATACTCTTATTATCGCAGCCGTCAATGGCGGCGAGCATGCTGCGCAATATCAAGTTGGTGAGATGGATCCCGCCGAGTTGGATCGCTGGACCGTCTTTGATGTTGAGCCTACTACTGAAGATTGGCTCAAGTGGGGACAAGAGAACGTAAACACTGTTCTGTGGGACTTCATCAATCAGAATCGCCGGCACCTTGAACATATGGGCGACTTCGAGCCTAACAAAGTCTATCCTTCCCGCCGTAGCTGGAAGCGTTTTAGCGACACTGCTAATGACGCTGGAGTTTTCGAGGAAGGAGGAGATTCAAGTCTCTTATTCCATCTCGCGACTGCGTTCGTCGGTTTCGAGGGCGCTGTAGCTCTCAAGGACTTCGTTGATCGCTACGAGTGGCAAGTTACCATCGAAGATATCCTCGACAGTGGAGAGGTCGTTAAGACCTCGCAATGGGGCATCAACGACCACGCCGCGATGATTGAAAAGTTCGAGGCATCTGGCACATTTATTGAAACCCTTTCAGAAGAACGTATTCAGAACCTCGCCAACTACTTCGTGACGCTGCCCTCCGAGGTCGCCATGAAGCTTTGGACAGTCGTGGGAGACACCGATAACATCGACAACGTGGTAGCGATTCACCGCGCCACTGCTAGCGACGGTACACGTGTTAGCGACCACTTGGTGACAATCCTAGGAGGCGACCAGAGCTAATAAGCACTGGCCGCGAAATATCATGGGATTTGTCGATAAAGACTTGGAAATAGTAAATGGAAGCTAAAAGAAAAGGAAGATACGGTGTTGGTACACTGCTTATCTGTACATCCAACAAGCAAGCACACCTTATAACTGACGTGCGAGAATTGCCAAAAGCTGTGTATGGCACCACCGACGTAAAACGTAGAGAGTACCAACTATTTGGTCGATGGGGACATACACCAGCGCGCAACAAAGAACACCGATGGGTCGGCGACGTCGATCTTCGCGTGAAATATTACCTCCCTTAATCCACCCCACAAGAGCGCCAACATGTCCCAACCACCCAATGCCTCAAGCCAGCCCAAGCCCATGACTGTAGGCTCTCTGGTACGTCACAAACACCTTCCTAACTTCCCTGCTGGGCTCGTAGTTGAACACTTCGCGTGGTCGCCATCATCGCGAGGGCTTCATGTGAAATTTCTTAAGCCCTACGCTAACTCCTTTGGACCCGTCCTTCAGTTCCTGTCAGACCGCTATAGCTCGTGGGATCGAATCAGTTGACGATCACTTGACAACTTTGCTATAGACAACCCTACTTAATCTGTGGTATAATACCCTTGTATTCAGCGATAGGAATCCTAATGACCGACAACACCGACAAACATGCAAACTCCTCCGACCTTCCAGCGGTCGATGCAGAGAGCAAAAAACCATTCAATCTGAACATGCATACCGCTCGTTTGCTTATGCGTGAGCCGTTCTTTGCTGCTCTGTCTCGTCGTATTGACAAGACAGCTAGCACTCAAGTTGCGACTGCCGGCGTACGCATCAACCCACACACCCAGCAGTTTGAGTTGCTCTATAATACTGATTTTATGGCTGCGTTGAGCGATAAGCACAAGCTAGGTGTCTTGATGCATGAATTCTACCATCTCGTTTTCGAGCACGTTACAGGACGGTTGCCTGCCGATGGACTTAAACGAATCGACAATATCGCGATGGACTTAGCTATTAATGGGCTCAATGAGATGCGCGATATGCTCCCTAATGAAGCAAACCCAGGCCCTATCTTGGAGGGCACAACGGAGCCTATGAAGGGTGTCTTCCCCGAAGAAGGAGTCTTCGCCGACCTTCCTCCTAACATGACCTACGAATGGTATCTAGAAGCCCTAAAGAAGATGGGCGAAGACCAGCCATCGAACGAATCTGGTAAAGGCGACCAAAGTGGTGATCCATTCGAAGGTGCCGACTCGTTCGACTCCCACGAGGGCTTTGGCGAGGGCGATAGTACCACGCAGGAGATCGCCAAGGAACGACTCAAGGAAGCCGTTAAGAAGGCAGCAGAAGAGGCTCAACAGGCTCGCAACTGGGGCTCTGTCTCTTCTTCAATGCGCGAAGAGATTCTCGACCGTATTGCAACGCATATAGATTGGCGCAAAGTCTTGAGGTACTTCATTAAGACCTCACAGCGCGCTGATCGCCGCTCCACTCCTCGACGCTTGAATCGGCGCTTTCCCCGCATACATCCCGGCAAACGGGTACGTCGGCATGCACGCATCGCTATCAGTATTGACCAATCAGGCTCGGTTGATGATACTCTGCTGGCCGCGTTCTTCTCTGAATTGAATGAGTTGGCGTCGATTGCCGAGTTTACCGTTGTACCTTTCGATACTGAAGTGATAGAAAGTACTGTATATGTGTGGAAGAAGGGATCCCACCGTCGCACCGAACGTGTGCTTCACGGCGGTACGTGCTTTGATGCTCCCACGCGCTATGTCAACGATAATAACTTCGACGGGCATATCGTATTGACTGATCTAATGGCCCCAAAACCTATTCCCAGTAACTGTCAGCGCATGTGGATGACCACGCGCCATTACGCCGAGAACCCTTATTTCCAAACTAATGAACGAGTTATCGCCATCGACGTATAGTCCACAGATCGGTGACCTTGTGAAAATCAAGGGAACCTATCAGTCTGATATGCCGGACTCAATGGTCGCACTGGTGATTGAGAAGGATTCACGGACTATGTGGAGAGTTACGTTCACTAACGGTATAACCCTTCGTATTTGGGAAGGGCATATGACTCCCTTGACAATCACTTAACAACTTAACTATAGACAACGGTGCTGATCCTGTGGTATAATACCCTTGTATTCAGCAATAGGAACCCGATACATGACTACTTTCACAAAACACAACCTTACGCAACATAACGGATACGTCACGTATCAGCCCGAAGAAGGTCGCTCCAAGCTGGTGGCGCGTTTCAAGTACACCACCGCTAGCACTTTTATGACTCTCCTTCGAAAGAAGTTCACGGTTGAGGAGTATTTCGAGCGTTATGATAACGATGAAACCCCGATAGCCATCGCAGAGAGCAAGGGCTATCTCGCGCCACACATTAAAAGGTGGCTCAAAGAGGGTGGATATCCTGTCACCGTTGCCGGACGCGAACAGATGGCTAAAGACGAGCGCGCCGCTTGGCGTAGCTAACAATCAATTGACAACTTAACTATAGACAACAGCGCTGTCCCTGTGGTATAATACCCTTGTATTCAGCAAAAGGAACATACACATGGCATCACGAATTTCTTGGAAAGCACGTTTTTCATCCCTTCTTAACTCGGAGGGACTATCTGCTTATGATCGCAATGTGATCGTGGACATGAAAGCTGGCTATGATCGCAAGTCATCTTCATATATGACTTCGGGGCGCAAACGCTATTTCCTTGCTATCGAATCGATGGCCGCGGACACACTCGCGGCGATGGAAGAGCGGGCGTTAAACGGCAAGTCTAACCTCGCAATCCGCCTTGAAGAGGTACGGGGTTACATCATCGATAGCTCCTCATGGGCTGCAGGCTTTATTGAGAGCTTAATCGGGCAAGAGCAACAGCGCGGACGCCTGTCATCATCGCAGTTAAGCACGTTAGTTAGTATTGAGAGAGAAAACAACCCTGAGACTGTGGCGCTCTCGAAGGACTGGCATGCACGATTCGCTACTGATACCGAGGCGCAGACTCAATGGCACCACGCCATGATATATTATAGGGCTAACCCACCTTACCACAATCGGCACGTGCAGGATTGGTTTGCACTCGATGATATCGACTCACTTAACGGTCGCCTTGGAACAGAGATAGCTATTGTCAACATGCCGTCGCGTAAAGATTTTACGAAAGTCATGTCCAACAACTACATTAAGAAGGTGTTGGCTGGCTATGCAGTGCCTCCTTTGTTCGAGGCTGGGGCTATGGTAACTTTGCGAGCATCGGCTAACTACACCGCAAAGGGTAAGACCAACGGGAAGCCCTGCGTTGTCATGACTGGCAAGCTTGACATTATCACAGCTAGCAAGGGTAACCGTCGCTATCGCTTGTTGCCTGTTGGCTCAACGCAGACCTTCGAGATCCAAGAGAAGCATATTAAGAGCTTCCGAATACCCAAAACCCGCCGATAATCGATTATTTACCCTATGTACTATAACTAACAAATAAAGGAAGTGTTTTATGGAACCCCATTTTTCAGCATCAGCTACAACACAGTTTGAGTTATCCCGAATCGCCGCCGAGAACATTGTTTCACAACTGGTGTTTTTTGCGATGCTTCACCAAGACCCAATTGGAATGTCAGATCCAGATTGTCCCATTCAGTTTAAACTAGAATTGGGCGAAAAGTCCGAAATCCCATCCGAGGCGGTCTTGTTGTTAGCGACCAGCGGATTAGAGGCAGCAGAAGCATGAGTGAAATTGAAACCCTGCGCTCCGCGCTAGAGCAAGTTGTAGACAGCTATCTCTACCTGACAGAGAACGTGGGAGTTATCGCCGATGACGCCTATGTTGCCGCTCAAGCCGCTCTGCGCGCCCAGACACATGCTGGTGGCTCCGAGAGCCCAACCCCGCCCACAGCGCTCACAGAGGCTCAACGTGTTGATCCTTATGAGATGGTGGGAGAGACTCCTTGCATTTCACGCGACAACAATTAGCTAAAAGGGCATATACACACAAATGGATAATTATACAGCGATTGGACGCGCCGAAGGGTTCATTAATGCGACTGAAGAGCAACAGCTTGAAGCGTGGCAACACTTGATCGATACTGGAATGGCTTGGACACTTCAAGGCTGGTTCGGGCGAACAGCAACCCATTTAATCGAAGAAGGGATCTGCACCGATCTCACAACTATTACTAACAAACAAGAGAATAACTAAATATGGCGAAACGATATGACAACTGGTATGTGAGCCAGATTAAGGTGAGTCTTAACTCTGAAGGGCGCGTGCAAGCGCTTGAAAGTGTACTGACTGTGCCCGAAGCATCCAAGAGTAAGATGGCGGGACACAGGATGGCTTCGTCCAGCCTATCGCGATTTAAAGCGATTGGCATTGAACACATCTTCTTATGTGAACCCGATCACAAACGCTATTCCAAGCTATTGAAAGAGCAGAATAAAAGAACCAAGGTCAAGAAGATGTCTAAAAGAGAGATTGAAAAGATCATGTCATCAGACCTAAAAGAAGAAGCGCCGGCGGATCTGTAATGAACGTCGGTGATTTAGTAGCAGTTAATGGGCACGTTGCCGTGGTCATTGGTTTCCATGATGGAGAGACACTTATAAAGTGGGCCAGTGACGGCGTTGTTGCCGCTGCCGAGAACTATTCAGATTTGGAGGTTATCAGTGAAAGTCGGTGACTTGATTAAAGTATACAACTTCACCCATAAGGCGCGCATGCACTTTCCAGAGCGTGACGCGCACTTTATTGGATTGATCGTGGGTACCCCGGATCATCACCATCATGCGTATCGCCTTGTGTTGCGTCCCGGCGGCGAAACAGAGTTTTACAACTTGGATCGCATGGAGGTGATACATGCAAGTCGGTGACTTGGTGAAACATAAAACCACAAATAAGTGTTATGTGATTACAAACATGCGTGGCAACCGTGCCGGCGTATGGACTGACGGGCAAGTGCGCTTCTTTGGCGCTTGGTGGTTGGAGGTGATCAATGAAAGCCGGTGATTTGGCATGCTACTTGACACACAATCTTGCTCCTGTTCTCTTATTGAGGAAGGGAACTAACAGCGATTGGGATAGATGGGACACGTGGATTGTTCTGTGGAAGAACGGACGAGAGGTCGAAGCATGGAGCGAAGATTTGGTCCTATGGGAAGACAGAGAAAAGGAGAACATTAAGATATGAAACATTGGAAGCCATGGTTCTATGAGAACAGCAGACTGCCACCCTTGATATCAAAGATAGCACCCATTAATATATGGGCGATAAGCGTTGGTCCGTTTGTATGGTGCGCGGGCACATTAAGCGAGCGAGACAAGAGACACGAAACAATACATTATCAACAGCAGCTTGAATTGTTGTTTGTTCTACAATGGGTTTTATATTTTTTGTTTTATGTTATAGGGCTGGTTAGATATAGAAATGGTCTGATAGCATATCTCAATAATCCATTTGAGACTGAAGCATATAATAACGAGAATGATGAAGATTATTTATTAACTCGAAAGCGCTGGAGTTGGATTAAACCATCGCGAGACTCAAACAAATAAAAAGAGAAGAAGACTAATGAAATTTATTATTACAGCATTGATTACTATTATTGTATGGGAGAACAGATATACCCTTATACAATTAATAGAAGGTATAAGCTAATGATTATATTATTATTTGTATTGCTCTTTGTTATAGTGGGTAGTAGATAGTGGTGCATTGTGGTGTGAAATGGTGTGAAGTGGCTTGTGGACGTTTGTCCTGCGGTAGTATACTTATAAGATAAATGTTGTTTGTTTTTTAAATTGTTTTATAAATGCGTTATAACGGCGGTGGGGCTTAGTACTATAGCGACCACATTGTCAACCGCATTCTTTTAATGTATTAAATGTATCGCCGAGCATGCTAACCGCACGACGTCGTTGCATTAAATGTGTCAGCGCGCGAGGAGCGATTAATAAATGTATCACGGAGAATTGATGACAAGACGAGAGAAGATGGAAGATGTGCTAGCGATTGTGTTGGCGCTGGCTGCCTTATATGTGTTATGGACTGCCGCCGCGCTAGCGGACGTCAGCATTGCAGCTAGCAATGCAGGGATACATTAAAAGTAGATGCGGTGGCCTGATGTGTTATATGTTATACTTATGATCGCATTATCGGCGTTTATCGCTTACTCATCGCAGCTTTGAGCCGTTACGTCATGACTTTTTGTAACGTTAAGCAAATATATGGCAGGCTCGGCCGCATGCGTTTTGATTAAGGTTTCCCTTATAGGGAGAGGAATAAAAGTATTAATGTGTCAAGACTATGCGGCGCAATTAATAAATGTATTACGATGCATGCTACTGCATGGCGCCAGAGCAATAAATAAAAACATTATATAACGAGGACAAGCGAATGAGACGCAGAGATAGAATAAAAAGATTAATACATAAACCAATAGACATGACCACTACAGGACTAGCAACGATAGCTATCTTCAGTATAATATATATATCATGCATCCCGTACGTGCTAGGGATTAAGACAGCAAAGCCAACGCATGATCCGATAGACTTTTAATGCGTGAGACTTATAATAAATATATTAATAGCTATACGTTTAATACATAATACATTTAACGTTAATAAAAGCTTTAACACATAATACATTAATGGGGGTACCCCCTCCCCCCTCCTACCCAGAATGTATGTCTCTATAGATGTATTATATGCGACAGCTGGTGCTATACCTGTTTTCGATATCGCTATAAAATTTGCAGATCTTAAAATGCCCCCAAAAAATTTCCAGACTATTTAAGGTATACCCAGTATACCACCGCAGGAGTAAGTGACAATGAAAATCACAAAAACGCAGTTAAAACAGATTATTAAAGAAGAGTTAGGCACGATGGCCGAAGCGGAACAGTGGAAGATGGGTCGTTCAATGAAAGCCGGCGATCGTGCACGACAACAGAAACTCGACCGTATACGAAAACAGCGCCAGACGGTAGATAATTTAGCCGCCATTACAAGTTTGGCAAACTTGGGAGATACACCTGCAGCCGGCGTCGACGACGTCGCCGAGCCACCGCATGTCGACATCGTTAACGCGCTTGATATGGCTAATCGAATGGAAGACAGCGGCGATATGGCGGATCTGCGCTATGTGATCGAAGCTTTAGAACAAGCATTAGAAAAATTGGGTGAGCAAGAAGAGCCACGAGATCCATATGCCGACGAATCCCCATATGATGCAGGATATTAAAATGAAGATCACTAAAGCGCGGCTTAAGCAGATTATCAAAGAAGAGATGAACAATATAGCAGAAGTAGTGGAGTTGGAAGACAGCGCAACAAGGTTCGATCCAGAACCGAGAAGAGAGCTTCAGCAAGGTGAGATAGAGATAATGAAAGGCAGAGGCGATGTGCAGAAGTGGTTTTATGTCGACAGCGCCCAAGATGCCATGACTCTCGTCGAGTTAGGAAGAAACTATGGATTCCCAACAGGAATAATCCAAAACCTCTCAGGCGAACAGGTTCCTCAAGTATACAGCATATGAGAAGGGCTATAAAACTTCACAGCGCCGAAAGAAGTTAAACAAAGCCTTTTTAGCATGCGGTATCTATCTACTACATGGGTAGGAACGTAGAAGGCAAATATAAGCTTCCTAGGATTACGGACAATAAGTTCCGATGTCCTTGTTGTGGTGCGCCTGTTAACTGGGCAGTACCCGGAGGCATTGGTTCGAAGGGCTACGCACACTGTTCCAGGTCTCTTAACGCAACCCAAGTATGGAGAAGAGGCCACCGTCCACCAGAGCCTTGTGTGTGGAAGGGTGAAGTTAGGCGCCTAACCAACTTCAAAGTAGAGATCTGGGATGATAGGAAATGGACAAAAGACTCTCCGTCATAGTTTGTGTGTTTAAATGATAGATACTCTGTCTAAAGCTGGGCCGCGGTTTGTGGTGGGAGATCTGGTATATTTCCTTGGATATTATAAGGATTATCACGGCGTTAACGAATACGGTGTTATCCTCAATATTGATGGTACCATGGTGTGGCGGGATATGATATATCATGTGTTCTGGTTTGAACGCGGATATATAGGACAATATTCTGGCAGTCAGCTGGTATTAGTATATGAGGTTGATATGCAAACGGAAAATATTACGCTCAATAAGTGGTAGTGTGTTGGGAACTTGACTATTTATGATTGTATATGCGTTAGGAGTGTAATATTATGCCGATGATTTTGAATGAATGGAGAAAATTTTTAGACGAAGTTAATGAGGTGGGTACTGTGGAAGATAGGGCTTATCAATATTTGATTGATGCCGGCGTATATAAACCGGTGGCGCGCGGCGAAGCCATGGTTGATGTGTTAACCGGGACTACTAGTGCTGCACGTAGTGCTCTATACAAAGCAATCGATGATGGTGTATTCGATGAACTCGATAGAAATGCTATTGATAATGTCATCGACAAATTAGACTCTATGATTAGCTAAAGTATAAGGAAAATTTTTAAAATGAAAATCACGAAATCACAACTTAAACAGATCATCAAGGAAGAGCTTAAAGTAGTCTTTGAAGTCCAGCGCGGCAGCCAAGATTTTGAAGGAGAGTACGGCGTGGACTCTAAAAGTGGCAAGCAAATGGGAAACTTGCCCGGGCAATCTGGAAATACTTATCAACGCCGAACGAATCGTGCTAGCCGTGGTTTTGGCACAGGAGAAATTCACTTTCCTGAAGCTCTGGCTTATTTTAATAAAAAGACTCAAAAAATAGCAAAATTAATGGCTAAGATGAAATTACTAACGGGACCGGCCGGGCAGCGTCAGATGCGCGAGGAGTGGGAAACCATGATCGCCGGACTATCTGATATAGCTAAAACAATTGGAGCTAGAGACCCCCTTAAAACATTATACTCAGAGCGCCCGAAAATTGCTCGGCAATACAAAAAAATGGACGTTGAACAGAGATCTAAATTAGAAGTGGAAAACGAAAAAGCAGCTTCAGTGGAAGTGTGGAGACTGATTGGTTTTATGGTTGACAAAGAACTACACGACGCTCAATGGTATAAGAAGGAATTCTTTGATAAGCTATTAGACGCCAACGCAGAAATCCAAAACCCAGCAAACTGGAAACCAACAGGGAAGTTTAGAACAGAATTATGAAAATTACAAAACAACAGCTTAAACAGATTATTAAAGAAGAACTTTTTTATGAAAGCCAAGGATCCGTAGGAAATTTTGGTGGTGTTGCTGGGGGCTTGGCAAGCATGCGGCCAGCGCCGCCGACAGAAGACACACCAGACTCGGTGATTCAACAACAAGCCCACGAATTTTTTGCAACTTTAAGCCTAACCAGTGATGTAGTGCAAGTCTTGGTGAAGAATATTGCAATTCCAGATTTGGTAGCGCTTATGGATAAAATTCCAAAATTAGACACCGCGGCGGAAGAAGAAATATGAAAATCACGAAATCTCACATTGTCGAGCTTCTTAATGAAGAGCTTACAAAGACCGATAAGTCTGAAATCAAGAAAATGATTGACAAACAGGTCGAAAGTATGGTAAAATCAGAGTTAAAGAAAGCTTTGGAAGAAGAACTTAGTAAAGCCCTCAAATCAAAAGAGGTTAAGGGTGACGTTGGCGAGATTGCCAAAACCGTTATCAAGAAGCTCTATAAAGACCTTTCCTTTCATCACCCCTACATCATCGACAGAATAATGATTTAGTGATAACATTCAGAACGTATGGACCTAACGCCGCAGAAGGCGATTTCATCAAAGATAAAAGCGCACAGAAAAGATCAATGGGATTTGTAAGGGAAGTTAACTTGCTTACAAATATGATGAAGGTCACCTTTCCCAAGCTTGGTAAAGAAACTTGGGTAGTGTGGGAAAACCATGGCCACTATGTGATAATATAAACTACTTAAGAATTCTTAAGGAACCAAAAAATGTGGTTTAAAATTTTGATAATGACAGCAGGCGCTTTTTTATGTGGGCTTTCGTGCGGTAGTATTCTCGTACAGAGCATAGATCACAAGGAAGAGGGCTATTCAGCGGGTTGTATTAACGAAGAGCTTTTTATTATAGAGAAAGAGAGTGTTATAACGATAGCGCCCGGAGATGTCTGTAATATTTATAATAAAGAACTCACCTTTGAAGAAAATATATTAAACTGTTCTGGGCGACGACCAATACTGCTTAATATATAATAAGTGGGTGTTGGATTTCAATCGGGGGATCTTGTCGTTGATACGGCGAGCGGCGACTTTGGGCTTTTATTGGAGAGATTTGATGTTCTCGAACATGCGCCGGAGTTTAAACTTCGAGGAAAAGTTTATGCATGGGACATTGTTTGGACAGGTAAAAGTATAACAAGTCTTAATAAATATACTCCCTATACTGAAGTCGGGCTAAATAAATGTATTAAAGACGGTGTTCTGTTGTATATGCCGAATAGTTAGGTTATGGACAAACATTTCGAAGACGAACTTGAAGAGATAGTTATTCATGCTGGTGATATTATTATCGATCATATAACCGGGTATGTCGGGATAATTTTAAATAGAACTCGCAGAATTGATATTATTGATGATGATATATATTTTTGGGAAATTAAGTGGACTTCAAATTTTGCCAACAAGAAGGGCCGCGGCAGTTCAAAAGAATTCTTAAGCATAAGTGGGTTTTTAGAAGAAGCAACTTTAAAACTATCAATTTTAATAGGCGCCGTCGAATTACATTCAACAAATAATGAAAACAATGAAAAATAAAACAAGTTATCCAATTGGACAAGGTGACTTGGTAAAGGTTAAGGTTTTTGCGTCATCCATGGGTCCTCATGAGCGCCGCGGCATTGTTATAAGTAAAAAATTTGATGATGAAAATATGATGTTTCCTTGTATAGATGTGTATATTTTCGGTCTAAATGATAAGCATCGATGTATGTCGCACCAATTAGAAATACTATCTTCCGCTAGTTAGACGCGTCCGCCCCTATATACTTTTGTGGGCACAGTATTACGACGGTTGTTATTTTGGGGAGCATTAGTTGCTATACCTATTAATTTATTTATTTTTGGGGTAGGGCATTATAATAATAACGCTTCTTTACAAATACTGTCGATTTTAAATATTGCGCTCTTATCTACACAATTTTTGAAGGGAGAGAAAGAGCGATGAAAAAAATTATAATAATACTTGGGGCTATAGCTCTTTGTTTGACCGGCACTACGGTCGCATCCGATACAAAAATAGAAGTCCCAGTCAGCGTACTTAATGCGGATTATCAAACTCTTCCAATTAGTTCAGGAATGAGTAGAGTAGAGAACCATGTAAGAGAAGCTGCAGTAAAAGTATCTAGATTGGCCGGTGGCCATGGTTCAGGCTCTCTGATTAGTTACAGAGGAACTCAATTCATCATAACGGCTCAACATGTCGCCAACGGGCGTTTGGGGAGTGTATATATGATTAGCAAAAATGCTCAAAATAAGATAGCTATTTTAGTTCATGGAGATCCCTTAAATGATATTGCAGTGTTGTGGTTGAGTCCAGAGGAAGAAATCGCTGATGTACGTCCAATGCCATGGCGTCCACTGGAGACGTTGCCACGAGTTGGAACTATAATTAATTATTCAGGTCATCCTTCTAGTCATTCTCTATTGAGTTTTAGAGGATCAATAGCTGGCTATGAGACTCATCCAGAAGCCGGCATTCAAATTATCTTAAATGTCTTTGGGTGGTTTGGTTCTTCTGGTTCTGTGATTTACAATGATGCCGGCAGAATTGTTGGGATTCTTTGGGGCGTAGATGTGGATTATTATAGTGGTCAACCACAAGTAAATGAGGGTATTGTTTGGGTTAGTCCTATTCAAAATTTAGACATGGCATTGGCTCTTGCACCTTTATGCACACAAATACCCGATATAGTTAGCGCTTGTAACTAAAGATATATCTATTTATAGTATCTCTAAGTGGAGTTTTCTAATGAATAGTGACAAAGATGCAGAAATATGTCCAAATTGTGGTTTGAGAATGATAGACCCAGAAGTTTGTGATTTTTGTGATTACAAACGTCATGAAAACCTTGATCTATACAAAACATTTAAAGTGCTAACGAGAACTTTGTCGAGGTTTATAAATGAAACTTCTATTTGAAAGATGGCGAAGGTTTTGTATAAGCCGACCGCGATTTGTTTTAGTAGAAGAACGCGAAGAATTTGCCACTATGACTCCTATAGAGGGTCCAGGTAGGCAGACCCCTAGGGCAGTCGAAGAGCAGTGGTTAAAAGATGTTACAGAGGGGTTAAAACCATTCGGTCATTACCCTATCAGGAAGCTTGGGGAAGGTCAGTACGGAAAAGTCTATCTTGCGAAGGATTTTAAGACTGAAACACCAATTGCTGTTAAGATTGTCTCGAAAATGAGTGACAAATGGGGACGAGAACGCGACAATTATGCATTTGCTATGAAAAATGCCGGTATAATGGACCCTAAATTTGCTGGCTATCTACCTGTAGTTTATGATATTAAAGAAGATCAACATGCTGTATATGTCATGATGGAGCTTTTGGAGTCACCACCAAAGGAAGTAATTAACCAACTCCTTGCAAGAGATGATTCATTTGATGTAGATCCCGACAAAGAAAGGAGGATTTTTGCTTCCGAAGCTGCAATTAACGACTTAATTGACATGGCATTGAACAAAATGCCAGAGTCACCGCGAGTAACGATGTCCCAAACCGGGTTTGAACAAAAACATATCGATGGGATTCAACGCAGTGCTCTCAATAGGTTTTTAAAAGGAGGGAATCTTACACCAGAAGAGGAGGAAAAGCTAGGTTTTATTGATTTTGCTTCAATGGGAGATCCACAATCCGATCGCATGCGCCTCCATCGGTTATTGGGTGCAGAAATTTATCATATGGTAACACAAGTTTCATCATACCCAGCAGAAACGATGGCGAGATCAATAATAGAGATGTTAGAGGATTCAATCCATCAAGCGATCTATAAACAAATTGTTCCTGTTCACCAATCTAGTGGGACTATCAATACTAATACATCGGGGGCCCCATCGGGTATGCTTAGTGCTTTCCCAGAGGCGGAGGGGATTATAGCTGCAATGAAATACTTTGATAAGAGACACCATTTTGAACCGAAAGATGTACATTTTAAAAATGTTATGATGAGACCGAAGGACGGACATCTAGTTATTGTAGATCTCGGATTGTTTGTGATAAAGAGGTAAATGAATGAAACTCCTACTTGAAAATTGGCGAAAGTATTTGGTTGAAGGCGATGTTGAAAAGTATACTGTGCCAGGTTCAGAAAAGTATAAAGATAACTGGAACGATATACAGGTTGCTTATAAAGATTCAGATTTGAATTTTGAGGAACCGGTGCAGGATTTTGTTCTAATTCTCGATAAATTAGCAGAATTGATGGGATTTTCTGAACCTATTATTACAAGCGGTCTTAGACTACCAATGCGCCAAGTCGGTCCAATGGTTTATCTGTGGGATAAAAATGGCGGACGTAAAGACTTGAATAAAGGACTCAAGGGGGAAGAAAACAGTGGTAGCAAATATATTATGAATTTGTATGGGAATTGCAAAAGTTGTAATAAAAATGCTCTCGCAATTGCAAAAGTTTTAGTGAGTATGTGGGAGGAAGGAGCCAACCCTTTGGAGAGTCCACATGCGATTCCCTCACGTGTGTTTAAGGCTTCAGCGGCGTATATAAAATCTCAAGGAGGCATTTCGGCACACCAAACGGGTGAAGCGGTGGATTATGGTATTGTAAGTAATAACCCTCAAGAGATCTATGATATGCTCCAGTATGTTAAAAAGCACAAATTGGCGGAGGTGGAAATTATTGACGAGACTGGAATTGCAGCACCCCACTGGCATATAAGCGTATATGGAGTGACAGAGGAAGGCACAGAATTTTTAAAAACACCTAACAAGGAAAATACCCCATGAAACTCCTACTTGAAAATTGGCGAGAGTATATAGCAGAAGAGTATTATGAAGTCGATGCTCTCGAAGAGAGCGAAGAATATTGTCCCGTGTGCGCCGAGTCAATGGACGAAGCCAAAAAGAAATCCTGTAAACCATCAAAGGGAAAGAGGTTTGCTAAGCGAGTTGATGGTAAGTGTCGTTCATTTGGACAATCCGGAAAGGCAAAAGATGGTGGAGATCGAATTCGACCCGGAACAGCAAAGGGTGATGCCTACTGCGCTCGATCTGCAGGAATTAAGAAATGTAAAAATCCACCATGTGCGAATACACTTTCTAGAAAGAAGTGGAAATGCCGCGGCAAGAAGTCAGTAGCATGAAACTCCTATTAGAAAATTGGCGTGGGTATCTCCTTTCTGAATCATATATCTTGGATGAAGATTTTTTTGAATCCTCGATCCAGCAATTATTCGACAAACTTAAAGCTTTTGGTGATCACACTTGGATCTTTTTTGATACAGAGACCACAGGATTTAAGCCGGCGAGCGCTCAACTAACAGAAATTGGCGCCATTTCGGCACTGCCCGATAATTGGCAGTTTAGTGAGGTTGACGCCAAGCAGGGATTATTTTATGATAAGATCAAGTTGAATCCTGAGACAATTTCCGGGTTTGAAACTTCAGATGACCCAAAAGCAAAGTTCCCTTTAGAGTTAACTCGCTATGGCATGCCAAGCGATGAGTATAAAGAGAAGTACCCGAAGGGCATGCCTAATGAAGAGGATGTTATTAGACAGTTTGTTGAGTATCTCCAAAGTCAACAAAATCCCGTTTTAGTGGCTCAAAATGCCAAATTTGACGTTGATTTCGTCCAAAAGAGGGCTGATTTATACCAGATACCGGTTAA